GAAAAGGAACTTCTCATAAATCTTTTACTTGGTTAAGTTCAGAATATTTAATAGCTGTAGGATCTCATAAGATATTCCCACAGTAAAGTCTGTCTCAATCTCAGTCAGAGAATACTAGAAGTCTTTTAGCTCAAAATGGAGAGCTAGATAGTTCTCAAGCTGATAATGCTTCTTGTCTTTCTTTAATTGTAATATTTGAAAGACCTAATTGTATTTTTCAACTTAATCAGTTATCTCTATTAAATCAACTTATTCAAATTTCAGTAGTTCAATCTGTAATAGAAGAAACATAAAAAACTTGCTCAGTTGAAATTGAATTATTAATTTTTATAGACTCAGCAAATCAAGTTAAAATAAGGTTATCAAATAAAATATCGTCTCAGTTTTGTACTGTACATCTTATTTCGTAAACTTTATTCCTAACTAAAGTGAAATCTGATTTAAAACTAAATCCTCAGCTGCTTAACTCAGAAGTCCAAACAGATAAAGCATTTGATTCTACTTCTGCGTGGTCATCTAACATTAAAACTTGGTCTCAAGTAATAATAGAGAAGTTTTTACCACTTCATTCTTCTAAGTTGTACTCTGAAACATCTCAAGGATTTCTAGTGGCAATAGTTCAAAAGTTGTTGTCTAAGCCTCATACTTTTTTAGCCATTGCAGTATTAATCGCAGGATAGTTTACTGATGGTGATGGTGATAAAGTCCAAGGATAAGTTGGATCTCAGCTTGCTGATAGAGTGTGCGGTCAATTAGAAGAAGCTTCATCACTGTACCATTCTTGACTTGCTCAAATATATGGTAAAAAAGAAGCTCAAGAAACTAAATCACTTCAATAGTCAAAAGTAAGGTATTGAATCTTTCAACTTCAATTAGTAAATAAAAGGTAATCTCAAGAAATCCAACCTACAAAGTCAGTGTCCGTTTCTTCTCAGTAAGTTCAAATACTTGTAATTACTGTAGTTGTAGCATTGTAATAGAATACTTCGTTTCAAGCTGAGAACACCCAAATATTAGAACTCATTTTTTCAAACATTCTAACTGGTTTTCAAACAGAACTAGAAAGGAACTCAACAGTTCACTTTCTAGATTCAAAGTTTCAGTTAGCGTTTAAGTTATAATTCTCTACATTAATCACATTGTTACCAGATTGTAGTTCTGGAGCATCTAATAAGTTTATACCTCAAGGACTTCAAGTATTAACTTGTGTTGAAACTGTTTGAGGAGTAGCCGATTCTATTTGTGTTAATATATACATTAATAAACGTCATAATTTAAGTCAGGATTAGTTGAATCCTTAGCTGTTTTTAATACTAATTTAGAAATATCTTGTTGATATTTTTGGCTCTCTCTAACTTCTAAAGAGTTATTGTTTGCCCATCATTGATAAAGCATAGAGATAAGATTCCTAACAATAGGATTGTTTCTAGCCTTGTTATCAATAAGAGTTGCTTCAGTTGTTGTAGATAAAGTAATAGGTTCAATAAAGTATCTTACTTCAATAGTTTTATTTGGAAATCATCTAACAATAATATTTCAATCTTCATAGTAGTATCAGTAACTTCAAGTTAAATGAATACTAGAAAGTTGTTCTTGTTGTATTCAATTAGAGTTTACTGTATAAACTGATTCAATGTTTTGAATGTCAGTTGGTAATGCAGAAGTATAATTTGAATCTGTTGTTGTAAATGTAGTTGAAAGAATATAATCTCAAGGGTTAATTTCAATATATTTATCGTAATAATCAAGATTAAGATCGTTAGCAAAATCTATAAAATTTGCATCTGAAATATCTGGAAAATCATTGTTTTGTTGGTATCTCTCCCATAATGTTCTAAGTTCTGAAACTAGAAATTTACCAGTAGGTGGATTAGTTGCTGGTGTATCATAATAATCTACAACTATAGAAATAGTTGGAGCATCTACTAATAAAATAGTGTAAGTTCAAGTTACTGTAACATTAGTATAAATTGCTCAATCTACCCAGACATCATCTAATTGTGAAATTGGGTTTGTAAATGTATAAATTTTATTTACTCAATCTATTGCTCAAGCTGGTACTTCTTTTGAAATGAATGCCATAATATTGTGTTTAATAATCTAAATTGAAAAGTCTAGTTAGACTAGACTTTTCTATTAGTTTACTAAGAAACAGTAGTTCAGTTTGTAATTTCATAAGTAGCAACTCTTAAGTCGTTACTTCAAAGTACAGCTCATCAGAAAGCGTGTTCGAATAATAAGTTTGAGTAAAATCATTGAGTAGCCTCAGTAATTTTCATTCAAGTCATTTGTGCAGGAACATTAACAGCGTTAGATTCCATTGCAAACATTACTCTTCAAGCAGTTCATAATGCTAAATTATCAGCAGATTCTGAAACTACAATGTATTTTCAAGCAGTAAGTGATCAAACATCAGAAGAGAAAGCAGCAAGATTTACATATGCTCATTTAAGAGTTAATCTATCAGCAGCAGATACTTCAATGTAAGTTGTAGCTGAAGGAGTTCAAGTTCAGTTTACAGCAGCAATCAAGTTAGCTTGTGTTGCAGCAGCATCAGCTCAGATAGAGATATCTCAAGCAGCAGCAGCAGATCATGCAGTTTGGAAAGTAAATACTACTCAAGCAATAGTGATTGTATCAGCATCAGTTGGTAATCAATCTAAAGTAATTGATTGTTTGAATGGTAAGTTGTTTGTAGAAACAGTATGCATTCAAGCAATAGATCAAGCGTATCATTTCATTCTTAAAGCTAATCATTTATCAAAACCAGATACAAGATCAGAGTTATTAATAAGTGCTTTTACAGCTGGGTTAATGAATAAGAATACATTTCAAGCATCAATATCAACATTTGCTTCTTCAAGTTTTTGAGCAATAGAGTTAATTTCATCAATTACATCTGTTTTAACTAAAGTAGCTGGTGCATTTTCTTTAAGTTTGTTAGCAGCGTTTACTCAAGTAACAGCAGTTACAGCAGTAAATTGATCGTACATTCTTCTAATTGCTTCAGCAACTCTAGATGCTAAACCATTTTCAAGAGAAAGGTTAGATCTGATTAATTCAATTTCTTTTACTTTAAGATTTTTATTAGCAGATTGATCAATAGTTAAATCATGATCTGTAATAGTCCAGTCTTCTGCAGTAATATCGTCTCATAAAGTTACTCAAAGATCCATATCAAATGATGGGTATTCTTGTACAGTAACTGTTTGTCATTGTCTTCTAAGTTCTCATTCGAACGCTCTATTTGCTAAAGGGTAGATTACAGCTTTTTTGTCAAGCTTTCTAATCACCTCTTTCATTAGCATGTCTTTTGTAATAATTGTATTTGCCATTGTATAGGATTAATTGGTTATGTTATTTAAGTGTTATTTCTCCAGCATCTGCCTTAGCCATTGTTGCGTTATAATCAGCTTGACTCATATTGTCTAACTGTTCATATGTAATTTGGTTTCAAGAGAATGATGGGGCTCTTCAGCCTTGTGGCATTACTCAAACAATTGGTGCAGATGCTGTTCTAAGCACGAATGCTTCAGCTTCTTGAAGTGCAACTAGATTATCTTTAATTCACATTGTTTTAAGTGATTTAAATTTGTCTCTAATAGCAGCTTTATCTTCTGAAGAAATATCTTCTGAAGCTACTAATGATTCAAGCTTTCATTCAAACTTTAAAGTATTTCTCACATCTTCAATGTTTAAGGCTTGGTTAGTAGTTGTTTGCTCCTGTTCTTGTAAGTACCTGTCTTTAATTCCTTTTTCAGTCCATTTAAGGTCGTTTGGTAGATTTTCAAAGTTGAAACTTCAATCTTCTTGAATCACATATTTATTAAACATGGTATCTTCAATTTGTTTTTGGTTCTTCGCTTTTTCAATCTTCTTTCTTTCTAATGATTCAGTTTCTTCTTTAGAAGGAGCTGTTGATTCTGTACTAAAATCATCAATAGAAATTGCAGGACTTTCATTTTGCTCAGCTGTTGGCTGTCAATCTTGTGTTGACTCACCTTGCTCAACTTCGTTAGTGTCTAGAGTTGCATTTTCTAGCTCATCAATTTTGTTGTCGTTAGTGTTCATACGGTTAGGTATTAAATTAATAAAAATAAGACTATATATTTATAGTCTTCTTTAGATTAGCACACGACTACTAACCTAAAGAAGATTACAAATTTTAGTCGTGTGTCGGTAATGTAAATTTGCTTGGAGTTACTCTGGTTTCTCCGTTAGTATATCTTTATCTTCTATAGTATGCATATTATCATCTAATTTGTCAAACAATATTTGAGGGAAGTATGCGAATCACTGTTTCTTTTCATCTCACGGTAATAAGTCTGGGTGAGTATTGTAGTAAAACATAATCCTATCAAATAATGCTTGAAGTTTAGTTCAGCCCTTTTTATAGTATTCATAGAAGAACTGTTCATCTCATTGAAAGAAATCAATCTGTCAATTCTCTGAAAACTCTTTTGTATTCTTTAGAACTCTATTTATATCTTTTGTTCTCATTCTAAATGTTTAGTTAATGAATCATAGCATCTAAGTATAGCAGATGATAAGTCTGATTTAATCTTTCTTCAGTCTACTTTTATTCAAGTAAGTTTTAGAAGTTTTTGTACTCAGTTTTCTTCTGATACAAAATGTAAGTATGAAGTTTCTTTTCACCGATATAGTCTAAAATCTTTATCAATCTTAATTTTAGGTGTCATCTCTCTTAGGAACTTTGGTAATTTAGATATTTGCATATATTATAGTTTAAGTGCGTTTCATTCTAATAATCATTCTAATTCTTGTACTGGACTTTCTGCTGGTCATTCTACTTGTCATCATCATTGAGCTTGTTGTGGTTGTGGTTGTTGTGTTTGAATATCTAATCAGAAAGCGTTAGCAGATTCAACAATAAGTCTTTTAGCTTCTTCAGTTTCTCAAACATTAAGTAAGTTATTAATAAATCTAGTTTTAATTCTTTCTTCAAATAATGGTGAAGGATATACTCAAGATTTAGAATCAGTTATAACATCAAAGTCATATTTCTTAAAGATCTCTAACATATCTCATCTAGTAATCTTAACAGGTTTTCAATCCTCTTCAATTACAATCTTTTTTCAATCTACAACAGCTTCAGGTTTAAATCTAAATGGAGTTTTATCTGATGATTTAATATTCTTCTTAAAGATTTCTATAATATATCTTCAAGCCATTTCATAAGTCTTAGCATTTACTTCATGTAATTGTTGTATAGCTAGTGAAAGGTTTTGTTCTTCAATTGCTACAGCCGTTGCACTCTTAGATGCTTCAGATGCAAATATATCAATATTGATTCAGAAGTTAGCTGCTTCTTGTTTAATGTCTTGTACAATTTGATTGTATTCTGCAATAACAGAGTCAGTCTTCATTGATTGGAGCTGTATTCATCATTCTAATCAAGTTCAAACTTCATTAATAACAATAGGTGGTTTACCATTAGCTCTTAATGTTTCAGCATCTCTTAACTTCCTTTTAAGATACTCTTTCTTATTAGTAGGAGTATTTAAAAGAATAGTTGGCTCTGCATTCTTACTAGTAACCTTAATGAACTTATTTCTTACCGAAGCAAGAACTTTAGTAGGCTTGTAGAATAAGTGTCACATACCTTTGTTTAAGATTCATTTACCATAAGGTTTACAGATAAATTGTAGGATTGGAAGATATGGTTCAAAACTTGTTTGATTCCATTTACCAAAATAATGCTCATAGTCTTTACCACTCTTTTCAGTTCAAGGTAAGATACTTGCTCAAGGTCAAGCAATAGTTACCATTGTAGGATTCTTAACATCTGATATGTCAAAACACATTCAAACTTCTACAAGTCTAGATTGTTTAGATTTTTGCTCTTCATTAAAATCTTCATCATTAGATTGATCATCTGATACATTAGATGGAAGTCTTCATACAGTAGCTACTTTCTCAATTCAAGGGAATACAGACATTGCATGAGTCCATTCATATTCTGAAACAATAACACATCTAGTAACTTTCGTACCTGATTTAGTTAATATCTTATTTCAGTAAACATCAAAGAATATTTGTTTAACATTTCATTCTCTAAACTCTGGCATTCAACTAACAGCATTTGCAGTCATTAATGCAAAAAAATCTCAGAAGTAAATCTTCTTAAAAAATCAACCTTTAGGTCAAGATAACATTTCTATAAATCAAGAGTCTTTTATAATCTCTCTAAAAGCTTTTGTAGCTAATTCATTAATTGCAGGATCAGCAGAGTTATTCTGTAATCTCATATCAATAGGCTTACTCTTTGCAAGAATAATATCTCCTATCTGTCATAAGAATGTAGGGCTTAACTCTTTTTTGTTAATATCATATATATCTAAAAGAAGAGCATCAATCTTATCTATATCGTTATACTCTTCTTGATAAGTATTGTAGTAATCTTGTATAGTGTTTAGGAATGTTTTTACTAATGGTTTATCAGTATCACTATTAAATGCAGCTGGTGCTTTTTCCAATGTAGTTCACTGTTCTAGTTCTTTTGGCATAATTGTTATTTATTTTTCAAATATAGTTTACACAACTTCTAATTTAAAATCAAGTTATTAAAGTATTCAGTCTAAATCTGCTACCTGTGAGTTATCATCAAAATAATATTCGTCGTCATCTCAAAGGTTATTTACCTCTGTTAATCTTACACATCCAGCCAAAGAATCTAAAATATCGTCATTTTTTCAATTAGGAAACTTAAGTAATTCTGTTTCTAAAGCTCAAATATTCTCTGTAGACTTACTGTGTAAAATACTTCTGTTAGAATACCTAGGCTGTAAGATAGATTTAATCCTAGCTTCCTTCTCTCATTGTGGATTTACTTCTTCCATTACAAAGAACTTATCTCTAAGTCTCATTTGTTTCTTAATCTCTAAAGCTAGCATCTTTTGATAAGCTACTACCTCTATTCAGAACCTATAAGAAGCTCAAGCATGTTTATATTTATCAGTGGTAGCAAATACCTCATCTATAATTGCATCTGGTTCTTCTTTAAGCTGTTTAACTTCTAAAACGTAGATTAAGTTAGAATTAGGATCTATTCATATTGTAACTAATCAAGTAAAATCAGCCTCTTGTTTCTTGCTTATAGCAGGATCTAGGAAACTAATAATGTTTAGTCTTTTCATTGCTCAGACTTGCTCTGAACTATTATAATATTCAAAGTATTCTTTGATAAATGTTCAACCTCATTCATTAACTGGGTCTTGTTGGTATTGTGAAGAAAAGAATATAGGGCTCTTAGCTCTCAAAGCCTTGAAGTAATCTGAACTAAATCTTTCTTCCCAGAAACTCTCATCCTTTTCATTTAATGCTGGTATCTTAAGCTCTACCCATTTATCTCATTCTTTCTCTAATATCTCTCAAGCTAAATCATCTTCTCTCCATCTCTGCATTATGATTACTTGTTTTGCTTTATCTGTTTGCTTTCTTGAAAGAAGTGTAGACCGATACCAATCGCTTACTGTTCTTCTAACTGTTTCTGATTCTGCATCTTGTCTTGATTTATAAGGGTCATCTACCACTAATAAATCTCAACCCTTTCAAGTAATTCATCAACCTACTCAGAATATAGAGAATACTCAACCTTTCTCAACTTTCCAACTCTTAACAGCTGCATTGTCTGAAGTTATTCTTGATTTGAAGATAGCTTTATACTCATTAGAATTTAATCTACTTCTAATATGCCTAGAGAAATCCTCTAGGATTGATATTGTATGTCATGTATAAAGAACATCTGTACTAGAATAGTGTCAGATTAAGTAAGCAATAAACTCTTCCATCAGTCTACTCTTTCATGCTCTTGGTGGCATTGATATAATTAAGTTTTGAATCTCTCAGTTCATTAGCTTAATAAGATGATCAGCAATTACTTCATGATGTGGTAATACTTGGAAGTTCTTATCTGTGAATATACAAAAACTCAACAAATCTTGTTGAGCTTGTTCTTTAAAAAATTGAGCCTCTTGTTGTTTAGTTATTTGCATTAAGTCTTTAATTTCCATCAATTACCATTAATTCTTTTATTTATTTCTATTTGTCAATAATTAGCTGAGAATTTGTTGCTTAAAGGAGTATTCCAATAGGTAGTCAGTAATTCTTCTCAAGAAGTTTCTTTAACTATTAACTCATCTCAATTTCAGTCTACTATTACATCTCATCTTTCTAGAGTGGAGAAATCTTCTAAACTTTTTAGTATTATCATAGTTTTAATTTATTTGATTCTCTCGGTTACTAACCATAAGATTATGGCTTGTATAAGAGGTTTTATTTTTTAGATAATCTTTCAGCAATAGCTTTCTTTTGCTCTTCAGTAAGTTCTTCTGTTACATCTACATTAGTATTCTCTTGTTGTACTTCTGTTTTAAGACTAAATTCAGACTTACTCTTTCTTTCTAACCATTCTTTAGAAGCATGGTAATCTCAATCAGCTATTTTCTTAAACCAGTTGTCTTTAGCCTGTAGATTAGGGTGTTTCTTAAGTATCTCTTTTCTCTCCTTAAATTTAGGATTAGCTTCACAGTAAGTATAAAGAGTAGTAGTTCAAATATTTGCATGAAGACAAGCTTCTTCATCTGTATAAGACTTTCTAAATCAGTCTTCTAATTTAGCTATAATATCAGGAGTCATTGATGTTGGTCTTCCTACTTTATTTTCACTCATATTCTTATTTAATTAAAATTTATTGACACAAATGGAGCATCTTCAAATGTAATTTTTATTACTCAATCTTCAGTATATATATTTGAAAGTTCTCTTAGAAATACTCAATCTATTGCTTTTTCAGTTTGTCACACATATCTAACTCAATCTAAGTAACAAAGTCACAATTTAGTATCTGGTTTTATAGTAAATGTTTTTCTTACTCAGTCAATTTCTTCTAATACTGGACTATCATTTACTGGCTCTCACTTTACTATTAGAAATATATCACTTAGAATTTTATTACATTCTTCTGTGCGTCTTTCTTCTATGTTAATAAATCACTTTAATGATTGTAATTTATATTCTAATAAAGTTATATTCATATCTTATATTTTATTTACTCTGAATATTTATGTCAAGTCTCTGAGTATTTCTTAAACTCTCAATCTATAAAGAAGAAGTTTCAGTTTTCTGTTTCTACATATTCCCCGTCAGTAATAATTCTTTTAGTCATAGTTTTTATTTATTTAATATTGTTATTTATATTCTTATAGTAATGTCTTCTTTAAATTCTTCAGGAATATTTGTTACAGTGAATTCTATTCCTCAAATATTAATTGTATCTCATTTAGAAGGTCATTTTCAATTTCTTGTTAATACTATCTTAATTACTTTATTTTCTGTTTTTATATCTTTCATAGTTTTATTTCTTTAATTGATCATTATAATAACTAATACCTTCTAATAATTCAATATAATTATACTTTTTAAGATAAGTTACTGAAAGTGTATCTCAATAAAGTTTCTTGTAAAGTTTATTATATATTTTTATTAGATATATCTTCATATTATTTCCTTAACATTTTATAAACAGTTTTAGTTATCTCATCTGCTTGTTCTTGTGTTAGTTCTTGGTTCATAATCTTATTTATTTATTTTATTCACTTAAACATTTATTTTTGGCTGATAGATTGGGATTCGAACCCAAACTTTACAGATTAACAGTCTGTTGCAATACCATTTTGCTATCTATCAATATTTTTTGGTGAAGACTGAAAGATTCGAACTTTCGACCTACTGATTATGAGTCAGGTGCTACTTACCACTGAGCTAAGTCTTCTTTTTGCCTAAGTATTTATATATTATTTTTTATAAAGGTTTATTTAATTTATTTCTATAACTACATAATCTCCATCTAATGTTTTTCTTTGTGCTGGTGTTAAATGTATACTTTCACAAGAAAACTTTCAAACATATTTATTTGTATCATCTTCTAGTAATCATCATTTTACTAATCAATCTTCAAGACATTTTCATATAAAGGTACAATTACTTGAGTCTAATACTCTTGATTTCCAGTAGAAGTTCATCTTAATATTTACTTTTTCAGTTAAAGTATCGAACTTTTGTGCATCAGAGTAAACTATTGAGTGATAAAAGTCTGAAATCTTTTTCCTTTTAGTCCAAAAAATTCAGGCATATATCTTATTTGTAGACATTTTAAATTCCTTTGGAATAACATATTTAAATTTTATCATACATATTTCCATTTATATTTTCAAGATGATTTTATTTTTCATCTAGCATATCTATACTTTAATAGGTGTTTTAATCTAGTCAAATGTTTTTCTTTTTCTTTTTACCTACTGGGAATCATCAGTAATCATTCCTTATTTCTTTATTAAACTCTTGTCTGTGTGATTTAGGTTTTATTCTAGATGCAGAAGATATCATAGAGTCTAATACTCTTTTATCTCAGTCTATAAATTCTTGCTTAGAGTCGTCGTATCAGTTTTCAGTACAAAAGTTTTCTAGGAATTCTAATCTTCTTTTTTCTTGGTCTGTCATATTATAGGGTTTTGTATAATTTTAATTTTTCTGCATCTGAAATATTTAGGTTTTTTACAAACTTAATATATTCCGATTTGTTGTAATCTTCTTGTGTTCCTATTTGATATCCAGTATTATATTCTCATATAAGAGCTACCTTTAGTTTCTCTACCCATTTAGTATATTCCATAATCTATTAATTATTTTCTATTTCTCTATTAGCTAACTCAATAATTCTTGTTTTACAAGCTGATGATATTTCATCAATCATATGATAAAGTTCATCTTTTCTCTCAGCGTCATAAATATTATTTCTAATACAGTTAATAGCCTCTTCTACAATATATTTTAAGTTTTTTGCTTGTGGTTTATCAAGAGTTTTTATACTTTCTATTAATTCGTTCATAGTTTTAAATTATTTTAGTAAATTTTCAATAAATTCTTCCAGCTGGCTATCTCTAATTGCTAGAGCTTGTGAAGTTGTTAATTCATTTAAAAGGTCTTTTTGTAGACAATCTTCTTTACAAAATGTTCATTTAGCAACTGCTTCAATAAAATCTTTTGAGGTAATTATGTTTTCTAGTGATATTATATCACATCAGACATCACAACATCAATAAAATATAAATGTTCAATGCAAAGTTTCATCTAAATAAACTTCATCATTATCATTTTTTTCTTGAGTTTGAATATCTGTTTTTATCTTAAAATCGTCATTTAATTTTGAAAATCAATTATCAATCGCAAATTGTATATATTTTTCTAGTATATTTTTATTCATAGTTTATTTATTAATTTCTTTAATTTTCTGTTTCAATATCTCTGCAAATCATTCTTGTTCCTTAACAACCTTATCTTTATTTGGTGTATTGTATTTTGATTGTGGGTTAGGGTTTGTACTTTGAATTGGTTGGATTTTTAATCTCATTTTATCAAAATATAAATGTTCAAATCTTATATGTTATTTTATGATGTAATATAGAATTTACTATTTCATTAAGATTTTTATCGAATATAATCCAAATAAACACCCAAAGAATTGTGCATATTCATATAGTAAAAAATATATATATTAAAAATATTGGTGCTAATATAATCCTAGTCATTCTTATTAAAATTTCTCTCATATGTTATTATTAATTAGTTTTTAGTCTTTCACAATTCTTACAACCTCACGAGCAATTTGTACAATCTTCAATTGCTATCTTAATTTTAGCTTTGTGTTCGTGAATTATTCAAAGTCTTGTAAATTTCTCAGTTAACCAAGTTGTAAATCAAGGTTTTTTCGGGTCTAGGAGGTGTAAATTTTTTGTCTCTTCTTTTTTAACCCTGTTTAAGTCGTGTTCAGTCATCTTAATCTTTATTATTTTCTAAAAATTCTACTATTGCTTTATAAACTAAGTCATCTTGTTGGTCGAAGTCTAGTTCGTCATTTAAAATTATTCTCCTTGAGAAAAAGTTTAGACATCATTGAGTATTAATTGTAAGGTGTATATTTCTATTCTCACAATACATTCTTAAATGTCTTTCTTTTAGAGTTCAGATGATTTTAAAATCTCATTTATTTTTCTCTAAGCATAATACTCATTTTTTAGTGAAATATTTTGTTGCAGTATGTCTGCTTAATATCATATCCATATCTTTATTAAGATTTTGCCACTCAATATAACATCATAACTCTAATTTCTCCATATTCTCTTTAACTTCTGGATTTTCTTTTAATTTTGCCGTTAATTTTTCTTTGTAATTAGTCATAGTTTATTTGGTTAAAGTTTTTTCTTAATTCATTCCTTTAATTCTTGTCATTCCCAAAAGTCTAAAAGTCTTGTAATCTCGTCATGAAATTCTGCACTTAATACCTTCTTATTAAGTCTAATTAAATGTTTAAACTGTTCTATTGGTTCACGATTATGAAACACTTTATGAAATGCCTGATGGGTCTTTTCTTGTAACATTAATATATTTTCAAATGTATTAATCCCTCAAAGGCTACGAGGTACTAAATGATGGCGTGTCATTTTATCTTTCATAATATTATAGTTTACCTTTTTCTTTTAGTTTCTTTATACAAGCCTCTGCTCATTCAAAACAATCTTTAGCATATCTTTCCCGTCCTGAAAATGGTGTCATTTGTTCTCTTCAAACTATTTCTTTAAATAATTCAAGAAAATATCTTTCTTCTTTATTTTGCTTTCTAACTTTCTCAAATTGTTCAACCTTATCTTCTGATACTTTTACTTCACTTCAATCTTCATTAAAGAATATTGCCATTTTTGGTTTTACCTTTTCGCTTGGTTGGGCGATATGGTTTTCTTCTTTTAGTTTCCATCAATTATTTTTAATCAATTCATCAACTTTAATTTGTTTAAATACTATATCTTCTAGACAATCATTAAAAACAATACTTTTATCATTTATTTTAATAATTGTGAATTCAAATAAATGATTATCAATAATCACATCTCAAACCTCCAATGTACTTATATCCGATAATGTTTTTATCGTTTTCCCGACATCAGTAAGACGTTCATTTTCCATTTCCATAAATTCACAATATCATTCCTCTTTAAGTTCTTCTCCATCTGATGAAGATTTATAAAACTTTCAATAAAAAGATGACTGTCTGTCTCAGTTAAGCACCATAATGTTTAAATTTCATTCGTTATAATTTTCATCTTTTTTATATCACATTTCTTCAGCTTTTCTAATTGCCATTTCTTCTGTTTGTTTTTCTGTAATTCTTATAAAGTATTTTTTCATATTATTTCTTAATTATTATCTTGCATCATCTTTTTCAATTCGTTAAATCAGAAATTTTAGTATTTAACTCATCAACTATATTTTCAATATCCTTTTCAGTTAATTGTTTTTCTGTTACTGTAAAAGGAGCATTATTAGCATTACATTCAAGTTCTTCGCACTCGCATTCTACTGAACCACAATCTATACAAGCTCATAAATATCTTTCTTTCATAGTGGTTATTTAATTAGTTTGTCTTCTAGTTCTTGAGTCCATCTAAATATCTTTCAGTCGTGAGTATTATCTCAAAATTCTCTTTCAATATACTCTTTCTGCATAGTATCCATTACTGAATAACAATTTTGTACATTATTATATACAATCCATTCTTTTTTCTTCTTATACGTTTCATTAGTTATGTGCTGTCTTAGATTCATAATGTTATATTATTTTATAGTTTATTGCTATTAAAAGCAATGTATTCACTATTTCTTCTTTTCTTCAATCATTTTGAAGTATAGTTTCAAGGATATAGAAAACTATTTACAGTTTTTTTGTCGCATCTCTTAACATAAGTTACAAATGGAATTCAAGTTGTATTATGTTTTGTAAATCTTCCTGAGTTATACATAAAATCTAACATAGCTCATTTCTCTTGATCATTGTAACACTTATAAGCAACTTCTTTTTGAATATTCTGAAAATATTGCATCATCTTTTCCTCTGCTTCAATCTTAGTAATAGTTTCTCCTTTTACTGATTGTGTTCAGTATCAAATACTCCATCTATCTGTTTTTCTTCCTCTGCAATCTCTTATATATTTAGTTCAAACATATTTTAGAGTATCACAATAAGCAGTTAAGCTAAGTCATTCGTGTTTCTTTGCTAATTCAACTGCAATTTGTAGGTCTTTACTTGGCTCTACTGTTCCTTTATAAAACCCTCAATTAGATCAAGTTTTCATTTAGCAATTGCCCAACCTTGTTTATTTCAATCAATTCTTTTATCAATCATATCTAGTTTTAGTTGTGCTCACTTTCTTTCTATTCTTGCTTCAATGTTATCACTGTTAAATCAGTCCATTTCTTCGATTAGAGCAGTTTTAGTAAAGTATAGGTCTATTCCATCCTTAAATGCAAATCAGGTAACTGCAGTGGCTCAAATCATAAATCAAATAATGTAAGCTAAGATTGTTTTTGTTTTAGTCATATAGTTTTTATTTTAGTTTATTTAATTAATTCTAATTCGTCTGCATCAATGTAAAATATTCTATTTTCTTCAGTTAATATCATCCAATCATCTGAGAAAAATTTTGTATCGTAAATAACCATTCATTCAATTCAAGTTTCAGTTTCTACTTTATCTCATATATTAAATGCAAACTTTCATCAAATTCAATCAACAATTAATACCATAAATATTATTATTACAATAATTGTAAATAATTCCTCTAATCTTTCATATACTTTTGTTCTCATGTTATTTTAGTTTATTTAATAATTTTCTACCTTTCTCCATACAAAGATAAGCAACTACAATCATAAATATTCCAACTGCTACACTTCAAGTTTCTAAATACATAATTAAATGTCATCAAGTTGCCGATAATGCTCATGATCCCATTAAAAGGATTAGTATTAAGTTTTTCATAATTAATCTTTAATTCTTAAATCTTCAACTGGTACTCATAATTTTTCAGCTACTTCTTTTAATGTTAATTCTGTTTTAGGTTTTTCTTCAACATTAATTCAAGTTATTTCTTCAAATATTTTTGGACAAAAGTTTGGTAAGTTTAGAAATTTTTGCTTATTTTCTTCGTCAGCTCTTCTCCAAAATACTTTCCAAGCTGTTTTATAATCTACGGATTTTAAATATCATCAAGTAGTTTTATAAGTTTGATTCTCTTCTTTTTCTTCATCTGTCATTTCACTTTCTGGTATCCAATAATTTAAATTAAATTCATAAAATGATGGATAAGTATTTGAATTTCTAAAATCTGACATTTTAATATTTGTTTCTTTTCAAAACATTCTTGCATTCGGTTCATCTGTATTAAACAATCAAGTGTTTCTGTCTCAAGTGTTTCAGTCTCAAGTGTTTCTGTCTCAAGTGTTCCAGTCTCAAGTGTTCCAGTCTCAAGTGTTTCTGTTTCAAGTGTTTCTGTCTCAAGTGTTTCTGTTTCAAGTGTTTCAGTCTCAAGTGTTCCAGTCTCAAGTGTTCCAGTCTCAAGTGTTCCAGTTTCAAGTGTTTCTGTTTCAAGTGTTTCTGTTTCAAGTGTTTTCTAAACCTGTATTGTTTTTAGTATTTTCCATAGTTTATAAATTAATTATTATTTGTTTCTATTGTATCTCTTGTATCTCTTGTATTTCAGGGATTTGAAATGTTATTAATGATATTCATAATAAGAATATGAATATTCAAGCTATAATTTTTTTTTCTAGTTTCATAGTGAATAATTATTTTTTTTAAGTTCCCGATTAGTAACTGTTTTTCTAATATCGTTATTTATTTTTAGTCATTTTAGTCTTTCGTTTCTTTTTTCGATATAGTTTTTAGTTCTGATTTCTGTTGATGTTAGTAAAGTTATTGTTTTTTTAGCTGGCATAGTTTTATTTAGTTTTCTTGTTAGTGTAATGTCTTAAATTAGCCCTTAGTTTATTAATTGTTTTGCTTTTAGCATCTGATGTTAAACTTTTGATTAGTTCTGTATTTGAATCAAGTACTTCTAGTACTGATTCATGTAAGTCTTTATTATGTTTTACATCTGATTCTAGTAGTTCAATAGTTTTAAAGAATATTTTTTTAGCTGTTTCTTGTTCTTTGATTAGAATTTGGTCTGCCTTGTGTTGTTGTACTAGTTCTTTAATTCTTTTTTCGTTTTTCGTTCTTAGTAAGTTTCTAAGGTTTTTTAAAATTTGCATAGGGTTTAAATTAAATTTATATATTTTTCTTTAGTAATCTTTTTGTTTTCTCTTGCATGCTTTCTTAACTCATAAGCTTTATCAATAATCTTAGCTTTTATTTTTTGTGGTATGTTTGCCGATAAAAGGTTTTTAAGTCATTCAGTCATAGTATTTAAATTAGTTATTTATAAAATCATCAATATCTATTTCTTCTCAATTCAAATTCTTCCAAGTATAATCTAATGACTCTACAAAGTCAGCAGATAGTTTAACATAATCTGGTTCAGTATTATTTACAGCCTTTTCCCAAGCAAATCATAATGCGTATTCTGAAAAATCTCAGATGCATTCTAAATTTGTATAAGCAGTTATTCTTGCATCATAAATATTACCTGGTGTATCTCACATATAAAATTCATAAGTGAGCTCTTCTAGTAAGTCTCTTAATTGTATTTTCATAGTTTTAAATTAGTTTACTTTATATAATACTATACTTTTAAATTTACTTAAAGGCATAACTTGCTCACTTGATTTGCATTCAAACTCTGAATAAACTATTCAATCAACTTCTCTATTGAAAAATCATACTTTAATTTTTCTGAGTTTTATTAAATATAGATTATGTGTAAAATTCCAAGTTCATTCTTGTATCTTATAATGTCCTCATTCTTCTATTTTTACTTTGTTCATATAGTTTTTTAGTTTTTAAAAAGTTATTAGATTGATTAAACCCCACGGAGTATGTTTCATCTCTTGTTCGCTTAATCAATCTTTATTTTATGTTTTCCATTCATTTTAAGTTTCTCTATTCTAGTTTTAATCTAATCAATGTTTTCTAGTTTTAAGTTGTGTAAGTGTTTTTAGTGTTATACTAAGTTGAATTGCTTTTCACGAGATAACTATACTTATTAATTTTATTTAGTCAAGAGAATAGTAAGACTTTTTTTAGAGAAGTGTTACTTTAATATTTAAACAAAAAGAAAAGAGCTATATAAGCTCTTCTGGTTCTACTTTAAAATGTTTTGCAATCTTTACGACTGACTTTTTTCAAGGATTTACACTTCATCTAAATATTTTAGTTAGATGATCATATACTATTCAAGTTCATTCTGAAACTTCTACTAATGTCTGAAATCTTAGAAGTTCTTTTAATTTGTCTGTGTTTATTTTCATTGTGTTTGGTTGTTAATTTCTAAAAAGGCAAATCTGAAGCCTTTGGTTCTTTTGTTTCTTCTTTTTCTTTTGGTTCAAATTGATCAATAGTAATTGATACATCTTTACCAAATTGATCTTCTTCTTTCTTTACTACAATATTAAGTTTTACGAACTTGTGTCCTTTAAACTCTTGAATGTATTCTTCTAATTTATCAGGGTTAATTGTTACTGAATAACTTGCTTTAAAGAATTCAAGTCATTTTCCTGTTACTTCTTTTGTTTTTCCTGATCACACATAAATGTTTTCTGACATAATTTATTTAATTAATTTGTTAATAATATATTTTCAAAATGTTCTCATCTTCTATATTCATCTGGAGTTGGCAATCTCATATTTAATTCACTTCAAGCAAATATTATTATCTTTTCAGTAAACTTTGCCATCTCTCATTCATCTAATTTAGATGTTCTTCATGGAACTTGTCATAGTTTACTATCTTGCATTAAAAACTTTTGCTTCATTAAATCTTTCATATATTCTCTATCCTCTCATATTTCGTCTCATATCATATCTAGTATAAGATGAAAGTAATTGTTTTGATTTAGACTTCTTTTTGGTTTCCATCTAGTTATTTCAATCTTAATGTTCTTATCTTCTGATTTTCTTAATAAGTCTATTGCTTGAAATATAGTTCATATAAATTTCTTTTGTTTAGCCATAAAATCATTTTAATAATTCAGCATTTGCTTTAGATATTTTATATTTAGTTCTGCATCAAGCTATAAACTCATCTACTGATCAATATTTATCTTTATATTTTCAGATATTAGATTGTATTGAATTCATTTCTTTGTCTCATATCCAAGGCAAATTATTTTCTTCTGTTTTAGTTTGATTAGTTCATTTAGAGTCTTGTGCTTTCTTTCAATCATCATCTTCAACCTCAAGGTCTAGTAATGATAATAAGTTATATCTTCTGAAATAAGTAATCTCACTTCATTTGTCTTGTGCTTTAATTCAAGAACTCATTTCAATTTCACTAAATACAGACTTTTCTGTTTCTATATCAATAATTTTAGTTCTAACAGAATTTTCTAAAATCTGATGTATCACAATAAGTTTTTGTTCTTCTAATACTTTTGAAAGTTTTTCTTGTATTTGAGCAAGGGTTGCATATTTATAGTTATAGGCTTCAGTATCTCTGGTAAGAGAGATTCAAGACTTCTTTACATTAAATAGTTTTGTATATATATTTGTTTCCATAGTTAATTAGTTAATTTGTTAATCTCTTCTTCAACTTCTAATATTTTCACATTTTCTTGTCAGTAAAATATTTGCCATTCCATCTTATCTCTTTTCTTGATAAGTTTTCATATTTTTAGTTTCTTGTTAAATTGTTCCATAGTTTTTATTCTTCAAAAAAATCTCAATATTCTGCATCATATTCTTCACAAGCTACTTTTAAAGTTTCTGCTAAGTTAATTTCTCTTACATTTTTGTAACCTGCTACTCTTAGAAATATTCTTGCTCTTTCTCTATTTAATGTTTTCATAGTTTTAGTTTTAGTTTTTAGTAATCTTAGTATAATAAAAGTTTATAGAAAGTCAAGAGTTTTTTAAGAGTTTTTTAAATAACACTACAATCCATAATCATAACTCATTTTATAGACTTTTTACCCTGCATTATTGCCTTACAGATTCTATGCCTTCAATCAATAACTTCTCACCTGTTGTTTACAATTACTGGATATTTTAGTTTTGCATTTTTTACAAGTTGCATATGAGTTAAAAAATCAAATAAACTATTACAAGTAAAATTATCTGTTGCTAAGTTGTGTACTTTTAAATCAATTTCTATTTCTTTTGTTTTATAATATCATCTATCTATTCTAGAAATTAAAGTTGCTATTGCCTCTTTATTATCTCATTCTCAAATGTTTTGAGATTTCCAATCCCATTTTTTTACTTCTTGTTTTATATTGTCTAGCATAATATTTATTTTAATTTATTAAGGTAATCAATACATAATTGTCTAAAATCCTTTCATCTTCAAGCTACTCAGTTATGTGTTTCAAAATGACAATCAGGATTATTAATTTTTCTTGTTATTTCTATAACTGAACTGAATAGGAGATAGTCATCAATGAGATTTTTTAAAATCTTCTATGTATTTATTATATCTTGTTTTAGACCTTTTCTTGTTAGTAAGTTTTCTCCTATCATTATCTCATTTACTATAATCTAAAATGTCATTCCAAAAATTTGGTCTTTTAAATTTAGATGTATGTTCTAGAAATATTTTTTTGTATTCACTAGCTTCTTTTCAATGTGCTAATGAAATATGAACTCTTCTACTTAGAGTAATTAAATTAGAATATTCATTTGTACCTCAACTTCAAACTGTTTTTATATGATGTATATCTAGTAACCCTGTATCTCAAGAAATTACACATCTATTTTTATCTCTTTCTAATATATATTTTCTATATCATCAATATGGACTTTGTCTTGTTTCTAAAGATGAATCAATACTACACTTTATATTACAAAATATTTTTTCTTTAATATTATTAAATTGATTTACTTTTGGTTTGAACTCAACTCAACATCAATCACAATTATATATTTTAGCTGGTATCATTTTTTTAGAACCTGTTCTTTCTCTATAACAATCATTACAAGAACTATAATATCATACAATTTTAGTAGAGTCTTTTCTAAAATTATCTAATGTAAGAAATTTATCACATTTACTGCATTGTTTGTTTCAAGTTTTGTTGATTTCTATAATATTTTTTTCAGATATTTCTCTTCTTGTTAATCACTTTTTATTACACTTTTTACAACTAGGTCTTAATCAATCTTTCTTTTGATTATCCTTAGAAAAGTTATTTAATGTTTTTTCCTGTAAACATTTAGTACATTTTTTAAAATCCATAATATTGTTTATTTTTTCAATATTATTATTAATTTTATTTATATGTCAAGTATCGTGGCAAGATGTTTTCTTAGATGAAAAGTCTTTTACCATCTGACAAGATTTACATGTACTTGCTACTCAGTATTTTCAAATATTCATTGGTTGAAATTGAGCAAGTCATTTAATCTCTCTGCACTTTCTGCATTTCTTTTCCATATTCATAATTATTTCTTAAATATTCATCAAAATAAATCATCAAAATTTTGTCCCTTTTTTCTATGTACTTCTCTTTTAACAGATAATATATTAAATTGCTCTTCTGTTATTTCATTAAGGTTTTTAAAGTATTGAGTTCTTGTTTTAAAATATACAGGTCAATATTCCTCTGGTTGTTTTTGTTCTTTGATTCTCTCGTTGTTAGTTCTATGTCTATCAAATCAAGGTTCACATTCACAGTTATAAGATAACCATCAGTCACAAGCTCATATAATTGATATTCTTGATATTCTTTCAGATTTACATTTTATACATTTCATATAGTTTTAATAGTTAATAGTTTTTAGTATCAAACCGTCGTACAATTTGTTATATAAAGTATATCAACGATTATCTCATTGTATTCACATATTCTCTTTAAATGGAAGATTATTTTCGTTAAGTAAGTCTTTTAAATCTTGTGTGTTAAAGAAATGGAATTTGGTTGGTGTCATCACTACCCAAATCTCAGCCGAACTTGTAGATATTCAAACGAGCTTGTTGAGCCAAGTAACATATATATCAAATTTATATTCTGAATTAGTATGTTTAAGTTCAAAGGTTTTAATATCTCAGTTTGGTTTTATACCTATAACATCAAATGCTTTAAAAGAACCTTTACCTGAAACTACAACAGATTGAAAATACCCGTTAGCCTCTAGTTTAGTTGCTAGTAATGCTTCTTGCATCTTAGCATCATCACTATTTTGATAAGTATTATTAGTCTTCATTAGTTTTATTTTTTAGAAATAAATTTATTTATATAATTTCTACACAAAGGTCATTGTAAAAATCTTGTTAGTTTTATGATATTAATCATTTCATTAGGTATACCAATTATTTTATTTTTAATATCCAATAGTATGTCATATATAACTGCAAATATAAGTACAATAAAGTACAAAGGAAATACTGTTAAATATTCTATTATTAAGAATATTGTTAGTATTATTTTATGTTTTAATTCCAAATCTTTTTTAAATTGTGTTTTCATAGTTTTAGTTTAGTTTTAAAATATCATCTCAGTTTCTAACTTTCTCTTTCCATTTATCAATTAAATCTTTTGGTGGATCTTTATTAAGATTTGCCTTATACATATTCATTCTCTTCTTGATAACCTCATTTATTTGATGTTCTTTCTTGTCATCTATTCATCATTTAATATTATCAATCATTACAGCCCGATATGCAATTCATTCTCTGTTTTTCTTTCTTAGCTTTGCAATAGATAAAATATTTTTAGCCCAAAAATCATCTATACAAACAAACTTACAAATCTCAGTAATTTGAGGATAAGTTAATCAATCTATTTCATTCATTCTTATAATATCCTTAGCCCAATCTAAAGCAATTTCTCACTTATCTTTCTTTTTTAGTAAAGATTTAATTTGTGCATAATCTTGTTTATGTTCTAGAAATGCTAAAGCTATATTTATTGCTTCTTGATTTACAGGTTTTGAAAGTTGTTTTGTTTTAGTTACTACTGGAGTTTTTACCTCTTTATCTAAATACCCAGCCTTTATTAATTCATCTGCTTTATCTTCTAGTGTTTTAATATCTAGAGTTGGGTTTTGGATAGATGCTTTTAGTATGTAATCTTTTTTAGTCATCAATTGTGATTAAATTATATACATAATCAATACATTCTTGATTTTGATCTTCAATTGGGAGTGTTTTTAGTGTCCAATCAGTCAATAAGTCTAAAATATGATTTGAACCCCAATTTTCCGTCTCTTGTTTATAATTTAATACATCTCCTATCATTACTTGGTGTCAAATAATATTTATACTATATCAATAATCAATTTTCATTCCTATATCTGTTTCAATATTTCAAGTATTTAAAGAACTGTCACTAAATACTACTCTTCATAAAGAATTTCATAATATATCTTCTATCTTACATCCAAAACTCAATTCCTTATTTGCCATCTTTTCATAAATAACATTTATCTTTTCTTGTTTAATCATAGTTTTTATAGATAATTAGTTTTTCTTTAGAATATCAAAAGTTTAAAAAAAAGCAAGAGTTTTTTAAGAGTTTTTTAAATTACTTATATATCTCTATTAATTTTAAACATTCTTCAATAGAAGATTCTCAGAAGTGAAATTCTTTTCAGAAAATTTCTTTTAACTTTAAATATCATTTATCTTTTAATTTTTTTCCACAATTCCAATTTCATCAAAGTTCTTTTTCTATAAATAAAGTTTTAGATTTTTTTCTTAATTCTCTCAATTCTTTATTTGCTAGAATTCAAAGAGGTGTTTTTGTATTATTGTGACATCAGACATAAGCATCACATTTCTTACAAAGATAAATCATATAAGATTTTCAATAATTTTTTCAATATATTTCTTTGTTTTCTACCCAATTACAATTATTTCAACAATAATTACATTTCATAGTTTTTATATTAGTTATTAATTAATCTTTCCATAAATATTTAAATGTTTCTATTATTCATTTAGTTGCAAAACTTTTAGCTAGTAAAACATTTCAAATACTCATTAAAACAATTATAATGTTTAAAAAAATTTCTTTATATTCCATATTTAGTTTATTATTCTTCTATTAATAATTTTACTTGTACTTGTTCTAAATTAATTCAAAATATATCAGCTATTTCTTGCCTTAATTCTTGTAATCTAATTTCTTGTTTATTCATATTATATTTATTAATTATTATATTATTTATTATAGATATATTTAAATTTACTTTTTAGTATATAGTTTTATTACTTCTTTATTTTTATTTTTACCAACAACATTTCTTTTATAGTGTATTGCAGATCTTTTAATATCTGTATGTTTATGGATAATAGTATGACATTTTCAACAAAGTAAGGTTAGATCATTTATTTCCTGATCTGTATGTATTGTTTCATAAGTTCTATGATGTACATTTAAATTTTTTCTTGAATTGCAACACTTACATCTTCATCATTCTCTTTCTATAACTATAATTCTTTTATTTGCCCATTCCTCAGATTGTAAATATTCTTTGTAGTTCATTTTATTAGTTTATTAATTAAGATTTCAGAAGTTGTAGAGATGGTTCTGTAGCCTTAGCAAGTAGTTAACTTTCCTTACACAGTATATCTCTTAATTTAGATAAATGTTTTTAGTAATAATTTAACAGATTTTTGTAAAAGACTTTGGCTACTTGATTTCATCGGTGTCTGTTTAAAGCTGACACAACCTAGGGATCGGTATATAATCTTATTCCTATTAGATTATATGGTAGTTTCTAATGTTCACTATGCTATGTGTTAAATAAGTTTGTTTGGAAGTAATATGGATAGTGCTAGGCATATTACCTTATTTAACTCTCATTATCTCTATTTGCTTTTAAATTCGGGGAGTGGATACCCTCTCTGTAGATACCTGTTAAAGTTTCCTGTGTTCCCTATACTTATAACACTATTCAGTCTTTATATTATAAGATTTATAAGGTGCATTAAAAAAATCCTGACCTCTGGGTGGAAGTCAGGTCAGGTTTTATTGTTTGTAGGGCTTATACATTTCTGAAGCCTTTTACTTAAGACTTCCACGTACTAAGTAAATATTTTTTCGTTAATTTACCATTAACTTATAAATCTTTTTACTTTTGTCAAATCTTTTTGACTTTATATTTTTATAACTTAATATTTACTTGTTTATCAACTAATATAAATTATGAATAATTGAACAAAGATTTGAATGTATTGAGAAAATCCAGTAATAAAAGTTTGAAACTTTACAATTTCAGAAATGACTATTGAAAAAGATTGAACTGTTTGAAATAAAATTTGGATTGCTGATTGAGAAGAAGATGCTTCAGAATTTTCTAAGGAAAAATTTGAGAAAGTTTTAAAAGAATTTTACAATAAGAATTTTTAAAGTAATATTTACTTACCAATATCCACATAGAGAATTTAATTCTGACTTGTGGATTTTTTTGTAAGTTCCCCCGAATTGGGGAACGTAAGAATAGAATATAAATCGTTTCTAAGAAGTTTTATTTTATTTAATGTCTAAATAGATACTACGAATCATTTAGATATCATACAGGCTAAAATAATACTTACAAAGATAAGTATAATTATCTTAAACATTATCAGTATAATTAGTCGCCCATCTGTTGATTCAAGCAAGTATTCATCAAATAAATGGAGTTGCAAAAGCTACCCATATAATTTGCATATCAATTATATCTCATTTTATGTAAGCATCAGTTAATATTATTAGTGCAGGTATTCAACAAGCAACGAAAAATATTCACAAATCTCTTACTGTCTTTTTTAAATCTAATGGGTGGAATTCGAACTTAGGGCTTCTTTTTTGCATAATTAATAAAAGTTAGTATTTTGGTTATAAGTTTTTTTCTATTTAGATTATTCTAAATAAATTAGTTCCCCTTATTAATTTAAGGGGTTTTTAGTTTATGAATTAATCTCCTTTCTTTTTGTCTTGTGCTTCTTTTCTATTAGCAAGTGCTTTTTCAATATTTTTTAATTCACTTGTCATTAAAATATATCATGTATTAAAGAAATATCAGTTTTCTAGTAATTTATCTAAGTTAGTAAATGTTGGAGTATTGTATTTAGTTTTATTAGGATAATTGTCTATAAATCAGAACTTATCTCAAATCATTGAAAAACAAACTGCATGTCAAAATTTAGACTCTCAATAGCTCTCAACATCATCTCAAATAACTCAATCTTTTAGCTTATCCCGAGTAGATCAATCTTTAACTTTAATACCTCAGTAAATTGTAAATCACAATTTAGCATACTTCTCGAACTCTTCTTTTTGGATTTTATAGTATCTGAATTTATATTCTTTGTTTTCTGCAGTCCATTCTTGGCAAAGTTTTAGTGCATCTGCGAAATACCATCACCGATCATCTGAAGCTCCTTTTGATTTAGCTTCTTCCCAAATCTCCTCTCTTTCAGATAAAGAATAGTTTATATTGAAAGTGTTTGCAATACAAGTTAAAGCTCAATGAACTGAACATGAGTTCTTTGATACTGGAAACTGCCAAAAAGATTTTTTTAATATATTATAATTATGTTCTGGTACTAAAACTTTATCTCAGTCTTTAAGTATCCAGTCTGATGTATTTTCGTTGTACTGTGTTCAGTTAGTTATTTTTTCCATAGTTTTATGCTAATTTAGTAATTCACATTAATCTAGGGAATACACGACTTCAACCTTTTTTGGTTTTCTTCATCTTAAGCTTAATAGGTTTCTTTTTAAGGGGTACTTTCTTACCTGTTTTCTTTCTGAACTTTTCTAAAGCCTTTTTATCTAGTTTAATTTTAAGTTTTGCCATATGATTTATTTAGTTATTTCTGCTGAACTTAGTAGTTCTTCAATTGTTGATATTCTTTCTGCATGGTATTTACTGTTCTCTTCAATCTTTATCATTGATTTCTCAATTGCTAAGTTAGATAATAATATGTAGCTTATTAATCAAGCTCAGAATCATAGTACAACAACTAATGCTGCTACAGCCCATGTAAATAAAGTTTTTGATACTCTTGAATTACTTGCATAATCCATCTTTTTAAGAAGATCTTTTCTATCTAATTCTTCGACTCTCATATGTTCTTTAAATTCTTTTCAAAGACTATTATATCATTCTGAAAGGGTTTTAGTAGCACCTTGATTTTTAGTAACACATAATAGTATTTTTTCTATTTTGTCTAGCATTTTAGAATTATTAGTTTCTATGTGATCTTCTAGTTGTACAAATCTAGCGGTTATATTATTAGCTAAATCATGCCTGTATTTAGACTCTTTAGTAAGTTTAACATCACAAGTTTTAACCTGGTTATCAAATTGTTTGTTTAGTTCTTTATATGTTACTGTTTCAGGCATTTTATTCGTTTATATTTATTAATTTTCATTCTTTGATATCTACCTTAACTTGTTCAATTATATTATTTATGTTTTGTTTACAATCTTCTTCACAAAACTCACAGTCTTTAACTGTTTTGTTACATTGTTCTATTTCGTATGTTGTAAATTCTTCCATTTTTAGTAGTTTATTTGTTTTGAATTTATATTCAAGTTTTATTTAGCCTCTATGTTTTATAGAGGCTTTGTTTGTTAGGATAGTTTATAATTCAATAATACTTAAATGTCAATCATCTATATACGAAGTTCAATTAGCAGTAGAATTCGCATTATATACTACTTGAATTTCATCTCAAGCTAAAAATGAACCAATATAATTTGCTGATAAATAAAAAGAATTAGCAGTAGCTGTAATACTTCAGTTTCTTTCAATTTTAGTATAGTTTATCACGGATCAGTTTTTATTTATCTCTATTCTATAATCACTATTTGCAACTAAATTATAATAAAATCAAGCTCAATAGCTTATAGTATATATTCAATTTCTTGGAACTGTAAATATATATGTAGATGTGCTAAAATCTCAATTTATATCAATTGGCTTATTAATATATTGTATTGGTAATACAGATGCTGCAGTTAGTGTAAATCAAGTAGTAACATTTGCTTGTACTATACTTTTAGAAATTTTTATTTCCCCTCAAGTATATATCTCAATCTCAGTAGCACTTAATGCTTTACCTACTTTAATAGAGTTGGTTCAAGGAGTAGTTGAGATTTCTCAAGCTGTATCAGCTAAATAATACTCACTTCAAGCAGTTAACCCACTTTGAGAGCTATTTACTCAAGCAGTATCTAGCAGTAGAGGGTTTCAAGAAGTAACTGTTTCAGAGGCTATACCTGTGAAGTTTACTTTGTTTGCATCTGATGCATCTGATTTAAAGTATCAGGCAGGAGCTAATAAGCTTAACGAGATTCAATAAGTAGAATTAGTAACCCAAGAAGAACTATCTAACTCTTGAAACGGACTACTAGTAATTCATCAAACAGTAGGCAGTATTCATATTTGATAGTAATTAGATGCATCTAATGCTCAATCTCTAGAACAAACTAAATGATAAGTTCAAGCAGAAAGTGTGAAAGTGTTATAATTCAATGTTTTTTTAACTAAAGATGTTCATAGGCTTGTTCAAGCTATACTTACTGTTGAATTAATATCTGCAAGGACTCAACTAGGCTCTCATGCATTATCGGTTTCAATTCTTATTACGGCATTATCTGTCGCATTTGCATTTTGCCATAACCAAACATCAATTTTATTTATATCTATAGAAGATGAAATTGTAAATTTTTGTGCAAGCTTCTCATTATTTGCAGAACTATGTCAAAATCAACTTGATGCTGTAGCTGGAGTATTTGATGACAAAGCTATAGACAAGTACGCTACAGCATCCCCAGCACTCACATCTTCTCAAGCTGTTACACTTGTTTGAGTAGATTCAGAAGCTCATCAAGAAACTGCTTTATAACTTCAATCATCAGATAAGTAATTATCTCAAGTTCAGTTTGAAACTAGATTTCATACATTAGTTTTTTCAGCATCTGTTACATAGTTTTTATCAGTGCTTTCTGTTACATCGTTAGTAACTATTCAAGTAGGAGAGTTAACTATTGGACTTGTAAGAGTTTTATTACTTAATGTTTCAGTTCAATTTATTGTAGCGAAATTGTCATCACTTAATGATGTGTTAAAATTAGCTGTTGTGTCAGAGATTCAAGACATATCTGTTTGATCTCAAGTATTTGCACCAGAAGTAGCATTTACTACTGCTAATTGTGCATCTGTTAAATGATTATAAACAGTTCATTCATTTAAACCTTCTAGGTCATTATGTCTATAAATTAATGGAGAAACAATATGTGAATAATGGTCTTGTCAGTTTTTATAAAAAGATAAAACCTTGTCTCAAGATGTAGAAGCAACTGCAAAATAAGCAATTAAAAGTCTGTCTGCTGGGTTTATTGTAAATGTTTGTTGTACAGAAGCAGAAGGATAGTTTGTGTGATCAGTTCAGCTAATTTCTCAAGTTGTTCATTCAAATAATTTATAGAAGTTAGAGAAAGCAACTCAGGTTTCGTTTGTATATCAAGCATTGTCTGAAGTTGCTGTTACTACTGTTCCAGAAATAAATGTATCAATAAAGAATGTTTCAGTTGGAGTTTGAATTAGTGTTGCATTTAGAATAGAAGGGTCTGCATCTCAAGAAACAAAAGTTCAAGCTTCAGTAGCTGTAAATGTTCTAGTTAATCAGGTTCAAGTTGAAGTAACTGTTCAAGTCATTTCAACTGCTTTATTCATTCTATGCTTAATTTCACTTACTCATACATCACTGTCTACAGAAGCATAAGTATTTACAATCCAAGCACCTCAGCTTATTTCAGTTCATCATAAAGGATCAGAAACATATCTCTCCATAAATACAGGAGATGTTGTGCTATTTGCTGTTTGTTGTATTTCAACCTCTGCTCATCATTCTGGAGTAGTTCAAAGATTGTAGTTATCTCAAGTAACAATTGTATTTCAAGGATAGTAAATAACACCTTGTCCAGCAGTAGTTCAAGCAGCTGGTAAGTTTGTTAGATTACCTCAATCTCAAGTAATTAATCAATTTCAATCAACAGCAAAAGTAGTTGTTCAACTTCAGTTTTTTCACTCATAAACATTATCTGTATCAGAAGCAGAACCTCTTTGTACTGATAATGCTCATCTTGTAGAATCTGTTGTTATTTCTGGACTAGTAGAGTTGTCGTAAACATCTTGAACTGTTGCAATACCAATAACTGGCTCTTTACAACCCATTAAACAAGGGAATACATTTTTAACAAGATCAATGTTTGTAGAACTTCAACTTACTATAAATTTTGCAACTGGGATTAGTCAAGAAATAGATTGACTTTGGAATATTCAGAAATCTCAAGCTTGTGACTCAGCAATTGCTTTTGAAGTGTATTCTGCACTTGAATAGATCAAGAAGAATAAGTCATCCTCTTTTGGACTTTTAAGTAATGTATGTGAAGCCCATCAAGTAGTACTTAGTGCAACTATATCTGTTCAGTTATCATAATATTTAGGAACAACTAATGTCGCTCTATTTTGTACAGTAGGAGCTCAGCTAATGTGATAAACCTCAGAAGCTTCAATTGCAGTAGTTCAAGCAATATTGATTTTTTTCCTTTGTGCATTATAAAATTCTCAAGCCTCTTCATCTACTTGAAATGAAGTAGCATTCTCTGAGAATTTTCAACCATTTGCGTATAAAACTCATACAGTATCTTGTAACCATTGAGAGTCTACATATCAATCCATTCAAATAGAATATTCTAAATGAACTGGAGTTTGTAAATCACTTCAAGGTCAAGATTGTCATTGCACAGCTTGTAATCTTGCTAAAGGAAGAATTGTAAGTTTTTCAGTAGGTGTAAAAGTATCAGTAGAATAAACTAATCAAGCACTATCTAGTCAAACCCAAGTTGAACTATCTCAAGCTCAAATTGTAGGAGTAATTGCAGTTCATCAAGCATAACTGTATTTAGTTCAAGCTATAAAGTAATCAGTAGGTTGAATGTCTATCTTTTTTATATCTGTGTTTAACTCAACAATGTGTTCTATAGATAGTATTCAATGTAAATTAGTTTCAGCTCACACAGCGTTAGAGAAATCACTAATCGTTGAAGCTATTTGTGTTCAAGTGTGATTAGCTCTGTCTAATAAATGAGCATCAGTGCTGTTTACTGTAGCAGAAGTATTTACAATTGGATTAGCTGGATCAGTATCATCTACAGTGATGTTTGTTCATCAAACTACACTTGCCATTATTCAATCAGTTCAAGCTGGTCAAGTATCTCAAGTATCTCATTTCTCACCAGTATCTCAAGTTGCACCTGTATCTCAAGTATCTCATTTCTCAGCTAATACATCCCAGTAAGTTACGTTTGTTGGTAAATTACCAGTTGTTGGTGATATACAAATATAAGAACTTCATAAGTATGAAACTCTATCGTCTAATATATAAGAAGTTCCATTATCATATGCTCATCTCCAAACTCATATACTTCAAACTATTTCTACATAAGTTGATCAAGACCATCTATAAGTTTTATTTGTATCTTTTGCTACATATATTTTTCAAGTTTCTCAAGTAACAGGGAAATCTCATAAAGTGTCAAACTCTAAAACATCATCTACATAAGATGGTAGTTGTGAGGCTGGAACAGTTCAGTCTCAGTCAAGAGAAGCATATCAACTAGCTACTCATTTATTAGATAATTTTTCATACAAAGCAGAATCTAAAGCCGCAAGCTTAGATTTCTCTGCATCTGTATAATCATTTTCTGATAATCACTTTCAAGCTACTTTATCTTCTTTTAAGTCTAGTTCTGCGCTAATATCAGCTGGAGCATTGTCTAGTTTTTCTCAATCTATTAGCCTACTGTTTGCTATTGTACGTAGTGACATAAGTATTTATTAGTTGTATTTAATATAAGGTTTTTGTGTTGGGTTTCAAGTTTAATCTTGATTTAATTATTTATGATGCTAATTAAAGCCAACATTCATGCGATAAAAATTATTCATTCTAGCATATATTAAGGATTAAATTTTTCTTCTGTTTCTTGAATATTTTCAATTCATTTTCAAACTCAAAGAACTCAAGCTCAAGTAACTATATCTGTTATATCTCATTTACTTAATCATTCTAATCAAGATTTTATTTTTAAAAGTTCAGAATCATTTGGAGCTTTATTTAAAGCATTATTTACTTTTTTTAGTGCATCTCAAATTGCTTTTCTAGTTTTTGCACCAAATGCTAATTGTCATAATTTAAAAGCTCATAATCAAGCTGCTCATGCTCAAACTACTGCTGGAGCCACTGTTGTTAGAAAACCTAATCATCAAGTTGCTCATATTGTTGCTAACACTCATGCTAACTCTGAACTCAATCATAGTTTATTTTTTACATTTCAAAGAAATCTTCAAATAGCATTTTTTGCTTCTTTATCTGCTTTAATAGCAGTTACTTCTAAAGCATTAAATAAATTAGATTGCTTATTTAAGCTATTCTTAACATCAACAATCTGTGATTTATTTGCTAAAAAATCATTTGCTCATTGTCTTACCTCTCTAGTTGCAATACTTAAAGCATTCTCAATATTAGGATCTAATGCTTTGTCTCATCTGAATCTTTTTACAATTTGGTCAAACTCTTTTCTTCATTCTAATAAAGCACTTCATTTTGAAGGTTTATTTTTCATAATATTCTTAAATTCATCTAACATATCTAATGCAATTTTTTCTGCATCTCATCTTAATAACTTATTATTCTCAATGTTTTCTATTCATTTAGTCAAAAATGAGTTAAGTTCTTTTCTTGTAAAAATAACATCATTTGCTTTTAAAGATTTCTCTAATCAAGTTGCTTCTTTTACTATTTCATCTCTGATAACATTATTATTATCAAGGTTAGTGTTTGACTTACTAATTCATGGAATATTTGAAACCTCTTCAATTGCTTTAGTTTCTATTTTTCACGGTGTAGTTTGTCTTCAAAAAATTCATTCTTGAACTTTTCAAGCCTTTATTTCAGCTATTCTTTCTTTTTTAGTTCATTCTGGACTTAATAAATCTTTAACAAAATCAATTTTTTCTCTTTTTAATACATCTTCTGCTTGTTTTGAAACTACTTCTCAAACTTCTCAAGCTCATTTAACAACTTTTTTTCAGATAACTTCTGCTCATTCTTTTGTAACTTTTGCAGCTGCTCAAACTCATTTTCAAATTGGGAAAAACTCTGCAATGTTTACTGTTGCTTCAATATCTTTGGCAAGTTCTGGGTTTAATTCCTTAAAATCTTGGTAAGCGTCAACTCATTTTGAAATAGCTTCTAATCATTTTTGTCAAAGTTCAGTTTGTGCTAATTTCTTAAATGTTTCTTTTCAAGGTTCTCAGGCTAATTTAAAGGCTGAAACTAATCATTCTCAAAATATATCTGAAATTCATCAGAATAAAGCTCAAGTTTGTCTTAATGTTCATCTTCAAAATCAAATCTGGTCTGCTGCTTGTTGTTCTGCAGTTGTTAGTATTTGCTCTTTTCTTTCTCAAAGTCTTTCTCAGACTCTTTCAATAAATCAAGGCTCTGGTCAAGTCAAAGCTGGTTCTGATTCACCTTTTCTTTTTTTAAATTCAGTAAACACTGTTTGCATTTCTTCTTGTGTAGCTCATTGCTCTTGCATTGAACCTAACCAAGTATCTAACTCCTGTGATGTCTTTGGGAATGCCATATTATTTAAGGTTATATTTATTCATTACAGAAGATAATTCTGGATCAAATTTATTAGCTAATTCTTCTGCCTCTAGTCTTATTGCATTTTCTGTCATTCATAGCTCTTCTTCAATAGATTTTACTTGTTGCTCAATTGCTTCATAAGCTCAAGCAAATCAAGATACATCTCTTCAAGCTGCAGCCTGTGTTTTAAGAGAGTTTTGATAAGACCTTTGTATTGTTCTAAGAGTAATTCAAAGTACAGCTTTATTAACATCTTCTGTTTGTGTTAAGTTTGGAAGAGTTGAAGCGTATAATCTAACATCGTTATCAGTTAAAACTCATACTTCTCAATAAACTCATCTAGCTAATCAAGGAATAAGTGCAATAAGTTGTCTTTTAAGTACTTGAGCTGATGTATTATAAGGATTAATACTTGCGATAGCTCAAGAAATTGGTCAAGTTCATCAAAATAATGAATCTTTATTTACCTCTTCAATGGTTTGCAATAAATCTCAAGCTCAACTTAATACTCATCAAAACTTATCTAACTTAGTAATAGCAGAATCTGTCAAATCTTTTCATCACTCAGATATTTCAAGAATATCAATAAGTAATGGATCTGGATTTCATAAAACATCTTTTCTTTTAGATAAGAATTTACTATATCTTGCTTTATCAGCTTTAGTCTTTAAATCCTTTTGTGGTTTAAATGTTGAGTTGTTAAAATTAGCAATATCAAATTGAGTAATTTCTGGATCAGCACCTATTCATTTATATTCAAAGTGTCATACATCTCATTTATCAACTAAGTCAGGATTTTGAAACCATCAATTAGCTTCTAAATTAGGTCTTACTTTTTCGATATATTCTTTGTCTGGAAATAAATCTATAGCTAATCAAGTTTGGTGTAAAGATTTAGATTTAACTCAATCAGCATCTGTTACAACTGGTTTATTTGGTTGTGCAAAATCTCAATTAATTCACATTGCTTCAAGCTCTTCTCTAGTTCTTCATTGTCCATAAAGTCTTTGTTGTTGTTCAATACTTCTTGCTCAGCTAGTTGCTACAGCTCCAAGTCTTAATCACTCATCTCAAAGCTCTTCGTTAATATTCATTAAACTTTCTTTTCAAACTGAATCTATGTTAATAGTTCTTCAGTCTGTCATTGTAACTTCTTCTTGTACTCAAGTTGGAGTTACTTTAATTTCATCTTCATCTTTACCTAGCTCTGTTAATGTTTCTGCATTTTTTTTATCAATATCAGCTTGTAATTTAGCATTTGCTAATTCTTGTTCAGATTTATCAAGTTTATTAATCTCTTGTGCTCTTAAAACCCAATTAGATAGAGTTCATTCTGGTAATCAAGCCTCAGTGTTTAATTGAGTAGCTTGTGCAGAAGTTAATGCTCAAAGTTGATCATTATTTAGACCTTTTACAAATCATTGAGCTTGTTTTTGAGTTGCTACTTGTGTTTTAGCTTCTGCTGTTGCATCTTTAAGCTGTAACTTCTCTTGTTGTAGTTTAAGTAATCAGAAGTCTACATTTTGATCCATAGCAATTTGAGCTAACTCATCTTCAGTTTTACCTAAAAGAGTGTCTCACATTGTTTCTAATACATCAGAAGTAGCTTGTGATTTAAGATTAAGCTCTTGTTTACGAAGGTCTAGCATAGAAGCTCTAGCTTGTTTAACTAGGTCTACTCTTCAAGTTCTTAATGCTTCATCAAGTTCAGTTTTAGCGTCTGAGATTGCTTGTTGGTTAAAAGCAAACTCTTCTTCAATTATTGCTGCTCTTTCTGTTTGGATTCATTCAATTCATCTTGCTAATGCAACAGTAGGAGCTTCTGCTCAAACTTCTATTCAAGGTGCAGCTGCTTCTAAAGCTTTTTCTTTAAGTTTTCTTTTCTTTTCAGCATCTAGTTTAGCTTTTTCAAGTTTCTTTTCTAGTTCAGTTTTTTCTTCTTCTTGTTTCTTTGCTCAAGCAAGTGTTGCTAATGCTGTTTCACTTAATCAAGAAATATCTCATTCTTCTACTTGTGCAATATCTCATCTAGCAATTAGATTTAAAGCTTCTTGTTCAGGAGATACTCTAGTTCATCTTGCAGATAATCATAAAGCTATATCTTTTTCTAAATTTCAAGTTGATCTTACTCATAAGTCTTCTGTAATTCACATTGAACATGTTTCTGCTACTGGATTGAATGTTCAACCTTCAGAAATACATTTTTGTCTTTTCTTTTCTGTTCTTGCTGATCTTGCTTCTGTTTCTTTTCTAGTCTTCTCAGCAAATCAAGTTTTAGTAACTGTAGTTCAAGTTTTAAACTGAGTTGGTTTATTTCATCTAGCAATTTGTTTTTTTGCTAGATCTGTTCTTGCCTTAAATTGATCTGATGTTATATTTGTTGCCATATTTTATTATCAAAGTGGTATAAATTGTTTAATGCTATCAACTACATCTCAAGGGTTAGTAACATCTATTCTGTAATAATTTCATTTCTTAATTGGATAACAAGCATTTTGATTTACAGCTGAATTAGATGCAGTAACTATAGCAACAGAAGTTGTTGGAGTTGCAGTAGCATCTGAGAATAATTCATATGTAAAACTTTCATTTGTAGCAGCTTCTTTTGCCCGCATATAAACAATTCAGTTTTGAGTAGCTTCTATATTAGATCATGTAGTAATATCTCATGCAGTTCAAATTTGATCTATATTTACTGATTTACTATTTGCTGGAGTTAAAGCTTTGTTTGTTGCTGTTCAAGTTGCAGCTTCAGTATCAGTTGCTATTGGAATTAATCAAGCAAGAGTTTCTGTAGCTCAAGCTTTTCTTTTTCTATTAGCTGTAGCTGATGAATCATAAAAGATAATCTCATCGTTTGCTCAATCTAACACCGTTTCTTCAGCAATTCAGTTGATATTAGTTCATTGATTATCCACATATGTTTTAACTGCTTTTTGTGAAGCAAGTTTTGTATCTGAATCAGCTGCTAAAGCTCAGTCAGTATCAACAACTCAAGTTTTAAAGTTATCTGTTTCAATATTAGATAATGTGTTATTATCTAAATTGATTGTTTTGTCAGTTAATGTTTGTGTTCAGTCATTTGTTGTAATGTCTGTATTTAGATCATCAATATTATCTGCAATTATTTGTGCAGTAATTTTTTTAGTTTCTGTTCATTGAACTAATGCAACAATATCTGTACCTCATAAGGTAGTTGCTGCTGTTAGTTCTGATATTTTCTTTGTAGCCATATTAAGTAGTGATTAATGTTGCTCAACCTTCTGTAATTAAGAAGTCTCAGGCTTCTGTAGTTAAACTAGTTGGTCAAGTATAAGATTTTCTAAATGTATTTTCTTGAATAGTTTTAATTCAAGCTAATAAATAAGTTATTTTGTGCTGGTCTGTTGTGTTACATTTTATTGTAACTATTAATCTAGTAAGACTCGTGATTAGTGTACTAAAATTGTTAATGTTTTGCAAGTTTGAATAAATTCTTTTAGTTCAAGTATCTAAAACTCATTTATCATCATAAATATCAAGAATAATCTCAAACTCATCTCAAGTAAATTCTCATTTAATTAAGAAGTCTTCCAGAGAGAAAATAGTCTTCAATCTTAAAGGAACTTCAAATTTAAACTCTGTTGAAATTGCTTCTCAGTCATCATCAGTTCATTCAAATAGTTTGTAAACTTTAGTATCTATACTAGAGGTTCAATAAATAGTCCCTGAATCCTTTAGGAAGCGTTCAATGTTTAATCAAGTGTATTTAGTCCAAGATTTGTTTCTAAGGTTGTAAGCAAGGATTAAATCGTTGTAACCTGTAGTTTTTAATCAACAAGCTACTAAAATGTTTCATCTTACTGTATCATTTACAATATCACAGTTAGTCCAGTCAACAGACTCAACAAACTTTTCTCAAAGAATATCTGAAATGTTTACTTCTTGTCCTAGTGTGAACATTTGCCAAACTCAAGCTTCGTTAGTATAAAAGATTCACTCTTGAATTAATAAAGGGTTTCTTTCTCATCAGAAATCTTGTCTTTCTTCTGAAATAATCTTTTGTACTTGAATAGCTATTCAAGATTCTTCAATAGTATCAATATCAATATGAAATGTTTTTTTTCAATTCTCAAATAATGCTAACACTTCACCTCTTACACCAGTAGTTTTATTTACTTGGATTCCAAGATCTTTTAGTTCTCATAAGTTTGAGTTTGTGAAACCTCAGGCAGATGTTCTTAGTAATGCTCCTCAAGAAGTTGTTGAAGGTGTCCAAGCTTGAAAAGGAACTTCTCATAAATCTTTTACTTGGTTAAGTTCAGAATATTTAATAGCTGTAGGATCTCATAAGATATTCCCACAGTAAAGTCTGTCTCAATCTCAGTCAGAGAATA